TGTGCATCCTTTGCTTGCTGAGTCAGTCACACAGTTTCAGGCGCAGGCTTATCGTGAGCTATTGCCTGCTGGCGGCCCTGTTCGCACACAAATCATTGGTGATGAGAACAAGGATGTTCTAGCGCAGGCTGACCGCGTTAAGAACTACATGAATTACCAGATTACCTATGAGATGGAAGAGTACGACCCTGAGTTAGACCAGATGTTGTTCTATCTTCCGTTGATAGGGAGCACATTTAAGAAGATTTACTTCGACCCTTTGTTACAAAGGGCGGTGTCTAAGTTTGTTCATGCTGAAGATTTAGTCGTTCCCTATACAGCTACAGACTTAGCATCGTCTACTCGCATTACGCATGTAGTGAAGATGGACAGCAACGAAGTTCGCAAGCTTCAGCTAACTGGCTTCTATGCTGACGTTGATTTGCCGGGCGAAGGCTACGGCGAGAGCGATTATTCAGATGTTCAGGAAACTATTGATGATGTTCAGGGGATTTCCCCTTCAGGCACCAATGAAGATATTACTTTATACGAGGTGCACACAAACTTAGATTTGCCTGGCTTTGAAGATTTAGACCCTAATGGTGAAGAAACTGGCTTAAAGCTGCCATATATTGTTACCATCATAGAAAAGAACAACAAGGTATTGTCTATCCGCCGTAATTACGAGCAGACAGACCCATTGCGCCGTGCCAAGCCTTACTTTGTGCATTATAAATTCTTGCCCGGTTTGGGCTTCTACGGCTTTGGCCTAACGCATATGATTGGCGGCCTGTCTTTAGCGGCAACAAGCCTGTTACGACAGCTTATTGATGCTGGAACATTGGCAAATCTACCCGCAGGGTTTAAGTCGCGTGGTGCTCGTATTCGTGACGAGGATGAGCCACTAAGTCCGGGAGAATTCCGTGATATTGATGTCGCGGGTCAGGATATTCGTCAATCTTTGATGACGCTGCCGTTTAAAGAGCCTTCACAGACGCTCTACGCGCTTCTAGGAACCCTTGTTGACTCTGGGCGTAGGTTTGCGTCTATGGCTGACATGAAGGTAGCTGAGATGGGCGGAGAAACGCCTGTAGGGACTACTATGGCTATTATGGAGCGCGGCACAAAGGTTATGTCCGCTATCCATAAGCGCTTGCATTACTCTCAGAAGATGGAATTCAAGCTTCTGGCTAATGTTTTTGGTAGGTTTATGGCTCCGATGTATCCATATGCGATACCGGGCGCACCACCTGAAATAAAGGTAACAGACTTCGATGACCGCATTGACGTTGTGCCAGTTTCAGACCCAAATATTTTCTCTATGTCACAGCGTATTGCTTTGGCGCAGACAGAATTACAGTTAGTTCAATCAAACCCTGAAATTCATGGGAATGAACAGGGTTTATATCAAGCGTACAGAAAAATGTACGAAGCATTAGGAGTTACAAATGTTGATTCCATACTCCCTCCACCACCTGTGCCTCAACCTACAAATCCGGCTAAGGAGAATCAGGAAGCTATGCGCGGCAAGCCTTTACAAGCTTTCCCAGACCAGAATCATCAGGCGCATATCGAGGCGCACCTCGCAATTATTGCAACACCTGTGGCACAGGCTAACGCAGCTATAGTGATGACGTTGCAAGGCCATATCCAAGAGCATCTTGGGTTTATGGCGGAAGCTATGGCGCAACAAGAGATTATGGAACAGCTTTCACCAGAAGAGCAGATGCAAATCCAAGCTTCTCAGGAAGGCATGATGGCTATGCAGACAGAAGTTGCATCTCGCGCTGCTGAGCTTGTTGGAGAGCTTAGCGAGCAGTATGCACAGGCTGTAACGCCGCCACAGCAAACTGACCCGCTTGTGGCAATTCGTCAGCAAGAGCTTGCTTTGCGTGAGGCTGACATCCAGCGCAGAGCGAAAGAGGCTGATGACAGAAATCAGCTTGACCGCGAGAAGGAAATGAATGACCAGATGGAAGCTGCGGCTCGCATCAACATTCAGAAAGAGGCTCTGGATGAAAAAACCAGAGTTGCAGAAGAGCGCATTCAAACGCAGAGGGATATTGCGGCGCTTAACAATATGACGAAAGGGCAATAAAATGTCAGCAAGTTCATTAAACCGCAAAGTTGCGGAAGTACAAAAAGCCAAGAAAGTGGAGCGTAGAAATGCCGCTATTAAAAGGTACGAGTCAGAAGACGATATCATCAAACATATCGAAGTTGAAGAGCGAGGGGTACCCGCAGAGGCAAGCGGTAGCGATAGCCCTGAACCAATCAAAGCCGAAGTCAAAAAAGCAAAGCCCAAAAAGGCCGCAAGCCCTAAGAAAGGGCGGAGTAGTAAAAGGATTTTCTCCAATAGCTAGGCCACAGAGATTTCAAGGTGTGTTCTAATGAGCGCGGAAGAAGTAGCAAGAAAAATGCTGGAGTTACGCATTCTGCCTCGGTTTATGATGCTTTGCATGACAGGTGTTTACATTAGATGCATTGAATGGGCGCTTAGCCAGCCAGATTTAACAACACAGCAGGCTTCGCTAATTTCAGTGGTAACTGGTGCCATGACAGGTTCGCTAGCCGTTTGGTTAAATAGCGAGAAAGATTGATGCCTATAGAGCTTCAGTATTGGTTAGTGTTTATGGTTACGCTAAATACATTTATAAATGTGATTGTATTCTTTAGGCACAGGTTCAAAGGCAATGCCAAGAGTTAGCGAAAATACTGAGGTTTCTCTTCCGCTGCGAAATATCATCAGCATGATTGCGGGTGCATCTGTAGCCACATGGGCGTATTTTGGCATTATTGAGCGCTTGAACCAGATTGAAACCAATCAAACCATGATGCAGTCTGACGTTGTACAAAACACAGACTTTCGTATTAAGTGGCCTCGCGGTGAGATGGGTTCTCTGCCAGCCGATTCAGAACAATTTATGCTAATAGAGCATATTGCGGGAGAGCTTGAGAAACTGGCGACAGAGATAGAAGAGGGGCGTGCGCCTTACGACCAACAACAAAAGCTAACGCTAGAGTTTTATGAAAAACGCATATCCAATTTAGAAGAACGTATAGAGGCGCTTCGAAATGGTGACTGAAATTACATTTGTTTTGCTATTGATGGTGTCAGGGGCGCGTTTGGAGTTCACGCCGTATGACAGCCTTTCTAAGTGTCTTTCCACTAAGCGCAAGATTGAAAGAAACGTAGGCCGTTATCAAAGGGACTTTAACGAGAGATGGACTTGCAAAGAGATGACGGTTAAAATGCAAAACGGGGCTATACTAGAAATAGTTGATTGATGGAGGGTTTGTTTGGAGTAGAAAATGGACCCAGCATCCGCGATAGCCATAGCAACAGCGAGCTTTGGCGCTCTTAAAAAAGGTTTTTCTCTTTCTAAAGATGTCTACGCTATGGCGGGCGACATTGGCAAATTTATGGACGCGATTGATTCTGTAAAAAACGTCCATAAAGAAGAAAAGAAAAAGTATGGCAGCGTTGGCGAAGAGGCTTTAAAAAGTTTTGTTGCTCATAAAAAAGCTCAAGAGATGGAAAATGAGCTTAGAAACTTCTTAATTGGTAATTATGGGCTTAATGCTTGGCAAGATGTGCTGAGAATACAGGCTCAAATAAGAAAAGAGCGAATAGCTATGCGTGAAAAGAAGAGTAGACAAATAAAACAGGCAATAGAAATAGCTTTTATAGCTCTTTCCAGTGCGGTAGGTTTACTTAGTATATATTTGTTTGCTATGTATTTAAAATCGTAGGAGGGTATCATGTTACAGGCTTTAATAGGGCCAGCTACAGAGCTGATTGGTAAATTTGTTGAAGACAAAGACCAAAAAAATAAGTTGGCGCATGAAATCGCCACTATGGCAGAAAAACATGCTCAAGAGCTGGCGAAAGGCCAAATGGCTGTTAACGCTGAAGAGGCAAAACACCGAAACATCTTTGTAGCTGGCTGGCGCCCCTTTATTGGGTGGTCCTGTGGCATTGCGCTATTCGCGCATTTTATTTTATTTCCTTCGGCAGACGTTGTGACTGCTTATATGGGGTATCCGCCCGTTTCATACCCAGCATTTGATATGGACAGCTTAATGACTATATTATTAGGGATGCTTGGCTTGGGTGGAATGAGGTCATTTGAAAAGTATAAAAAACTTACGAAGTAATCCGCGCCTGGAGGGGTCATGGACGCAATAGCACTAACAGAATATTTATTAAAGAACATCCGACAGCAGAAGGATGACTATGCAATTATGCTGTCGAATGGTGCGGTAGAAAACATGGAAAACTACCGTTTCATAGTGGGGCAAATACGCGGACTGACCTATTGTGAGGATGAAATAAGAGCCGCGATGAAAGGTGTCATTGAAGATGGCTAAGAAACTATTCGTGCCTGATAGGGTTACGGCAAACATGAAGTCTGACGCGCCGCAGACTGAAATACCAAAGGCGGTTCAAAATGCTCTTCCACAAGAAGAGGAAAACAAGAACACTGAAAACCCATCAGAAATGGATTCTTCCGCGCTAGAGCGCCTTCCAGAACCTGTTGGGTATCGCCTTCTTGTTATTCCTTATTACCCACCAGCCAAAACAAAAGGCGGAATCTACATTCCTGATGCAACTCGTGACAGAGAGGCATTCGCAACTGTAGCAGCTTACGTTGTTAAGGTTGGTCCAGACGCCTACAAAGACTCTGATAAGTTTCCATCCGGCGCGTGGGCTTCTGAGAAATCATGGGTGCTTATGGGTAGATATGCTGGGAATAGATTTAAAGTGGACGGTCTTGAGGTAAGACTCATAAATGACGATAACATTATCGCCACTATACTTGACCCATCAGATATCTCGTATGTATAAAAATACTGGAGGCGTATTATGGAAGACATTATGAATCAAGAAGCTGAAGAAAACGTAACATTTGACGTTGAAGATTCTGAATCTGTTGAGGTGGCAACTGAAGAAAAACCCGAACAATTATCCGGGTCTTCAGATTTTTCAGACTCAGACGGCGCTAGTGATGATGACCTTGAAAATTACAGTGGTAATGTTCAGAAGCGCATCAATCAACTGACCGCGAAGCGTAAACAGGCAATGGAAGAGGCGGAAGCTGCGTATCAGTATGCTCAGCAGATGGCTCAAGAAAACCAGCAGATTAAGGCTCGCTTAAATCAGTTGGACCAAGGCTACACCAATGAATATGGTGCTCGCGTTGATTCTCAAATGGAGCAAGCTAAAAAGCTTTTAAGAGAAGCTAGAGACATAGGCGATATAGATAAGGAAACGGAAGCTGTTTCTTTGTTGCAGAGGTTAGCTATTGAACAAGAAAGAGTTCGCGTTCAAAAGGGCCGTGCCGAGCAACAGGCGGCTCAAGCTGAGCAACAGGTTCAGCAGCCGCAAGCTCCTCAAAGACAAGCTGTTCCTAGAACAGAAGATTTGGACCCAAAGCTTCGTTCATGGATGACAAAGAACGACCAGTGGTTCAACAAAGACATGGTTATGACTCGTGGAGTGCAGGCTATTCACGAGGCTCTAGTTGGTGTTGAGGGTTTTGACCCAACAAGTGATGATTATTACAAGGAAATCGACAAGCGTATGCGCGTAGAGTTTCCACACAAGTTTCAGGCACAGCGGCAGAACGCCCAAGCAGTTGCGCCTGCGTCCTCTGGACGGTCAGTGAAATCAGGGCGGAAAAAAACGGTGGAATTAACACCAGGTCAAGTGGCTTTCGCCAAGAAGATGAATATTCCTCTTGAGCGGTACGCAAAAGAAGTCGCTAAAATAGACACAAGGAGTGCATAATGGTTGACCGCGCTAGCCGGGATTCGCAAACCCGTGAAAAAACAGCGAGAGTAGACGCGTGGAGGCCACCATCAACCCTTGAAGCTCCTGAAGCACCTGTGGGTTTTAAGCACAGATGGATTCGTGAGTCAGTCATGGAATACGATGACCGAAACAACGTCCATAAGCGCCGCCGTGAAGGTTGGGAGCTTGTACGGGCGGAAGACTATCCTGATTTCGATGCACCCGTCATTGACGAAGGTAAAAACGCTGGCGTAATCGGCGTAGGTGGTTTGGTTCTTGCCAGAATACCTGAAGAGATTGTGGAACAGCGTGACGCGCATTACCGTAGCGTTACAGAAAATCAAATGGAAGCTGTAGATAGAGATTGGATGCGTGAATCTAATTCCGCTATGCCCAAGCTAAATCCGCAGCGTTCAAGTCAAGTAACTTTTGGCTCAAGAGGCCAAAAATAAACTCGTAAGGAGAGTTCAAAATGGCAAATAAAGATGCTGCCTTTGGTCTGCGCCCAGCGCGGATGATGAACGGCTCAGCCTTTATGAACCAACAGAACCGCTACCGTATCGCTTCTGGCGCTACAACTGCAATTTTCCAAGGCGACCTAGTGGAAACACTAACTGCCGGAACAATTGGGGTTAAAGCCGCAGGCGAAACCGATGCTGCTCTGGGTGTGTTCAACGGCTGCCGTTATACCGACCCAACCACGAAAAAGGAAACTTTTTCAAACTTCTACCCTGGCTCAATTGCAGCTTCAGATATTGAAGCATTTGTAATTGACGCGCCGGACGTAGTTTACGAAATTCAAGGTAACGCTGCATTTCCTGTAACGGATTTGTTCGGAAACTTTGACATTGTTGTTGGCACAGGCGACACAAATTCAGGGCTTTCACGCACTGAAATTGGCGTTTCAACTGGCGCGACCACTGCAACACTGCCTCTGAAAGCGATTGATATTTCGCAAGACCCAGAGAACAGTGACACTGGCTCAGCTAACACAAATGTCATGGTCGTTATCAACAACCACTTGCTGTCCGCTGGCACAGCAGGCTTGGCGTAAGGAGACTAGATAATGGCTATTTCAAGAGCACAGCTAGTTAAAGAACTAGAGCCAGGCCTGAACGCAT